TATATAAATCTTGTGATACTTGTTTTAATTTAGACAATGGTTTTAATAATCCTCTTAATGCTTTGTCGGATGTAACGGTTGCACCATAATCAATATCTTCTAATAATCCTCGTAGATCTCCTAGTCTTACGTTAGAATTTACAACTCCTAATCTTAAAAGTTTTCTATAAAAATCATTTTGTTTTCGCGTACCAATTAATCCTGTTTGTAACGCTTGATATGCATCTTTGATTGCAGTGGGTGATGGTATGATACCATTTGCTGTTGCAAACGCACCGGCAGATACAAAGTTTCTTGCATGTGTTACTGGTGATAAAATTGTTTTTGCAATTTGTGATGTAGCTTTTGGATATAGTACTAACCCTTCATAAATTTGTGCACCAGTTCCTTTTGTTTTATATGCGTTATTTGTTTCTTCTAACGCATCAGCTATTTCATCGATTGCATATTTGCCATTAATAGGATTTGTAATACCAGCCTCTAATGCTTTGTTTGGATCTACATTTATTTTTCTAATGTTTGGACCCAAAGCCGCAAATGCTTCTGCTTCATCATCATAAAACATACCACGCTTACCTGCAGCTTTGTCTGCATCAGATTGTTTAACTAAATCATCAAAAAACTCATTACGTCTTGTAATCAAAGATAATCTACTTGTGCCTGCAAGTATGGTTTGCATAGGATTCTTTTGTTCTCCTAATAATTCTTTTATAACTTTTTGTGCGTTTGCTGGTAAATTTACCATGTTAGCATAACCTTTTGATGTAACTGCATCATCTAAAACAGTTTTACCTACAAAGAAATCTGGTATTTGAAACACAACATCAGATGGTTTATCCATTTTAAATCCTTTTGGTAATTGTGCTGTCTTAACTAATCTGTTTACATAATATTCTGCTTGTTGTTCTGATATTGGTTTACCGTTTTGTCTTGCAACATCTCTAAATAAAGTTACTGCTTTTTGCACAGCTTCATCTGTAGGTCGGTAACTTAAAAAAGGTATTATAGATCTGTTAGAAAATATATCGTATGTAGAGCCTAAGTAGTCTTGAAACTTTTTACCAAATAATTGTTTAAATTCTTTAAATGCTGTTTTATCTCTTGCAATTTTACCACCCAGTGCACTAAACATTTCACCCCAACCAGTTCTAATAGAGTCTAAATTATTAAAAATTGCTTTTCTTATTTCTGGTTTAGCTCGTGCTTTATCTAATAAATTATCAACTACTTTTTTCTTTGTTGTATCTATTTCACCAAAAATAACTTTACCTGTTCTGTCACTGACTTTAGGTGTGCCTGATAACATAGCTTCATTCAAAGCTCTTAATAAATCATTTCTATCTTTTGCAACTAATTTATTTGTAACTGTTTTAAATGCTGGAAAGATAGCATCTATGTTTTTATCTAATTCTCGTGAAACTTGTTGTGCAAAGTTTACATCACCAGATCTTGCACCAACTTGTTGTCTTTCTATGTCAAAAAATTCTTGTGTCTTACCACCTCTCGCTCTAACTTTGGATGCAACTTTATCATAAAATCTATCTAGTTTAGAATTAGAGAATCGCATTTCCCTACCTCTTTTAGATAATTGTTTTAATGTAGAACCAACACCACCAATTAATCCTGTAAATAATGCACCCTCTGTGCCAAATTTAATTCTGTTAATTAGTTCTCTTTCTGGATCATACTCATCATCTCTTTCTAACTCTGTAGGTCCACCTAATAGATCACCAAATGTACCTGCCTCCTCTACATCACCAACAAACACACCTTCAGCCAAACCTCCAGCTGTAGCACCACCAATAAATTTTGCAGTCTTACCTTTTCTATTTAATTGATCTGCTGTGTTTGCAGCATTACGTAACGCCTTACCACTTGATCCTGTTAATTTAAAATAATTACCAGCTTTTCTAGCTTGCACAGCTTTGTTTGCTAAACTTGTTCCTGCTTTAAATGCAACACCACCAGGTAAACCAACATTTGTTAATAATCTTGTAATCTTACCTGCAGCTGTAGCTTCTGCTTTTTCATCTAAATTTGTAAGATCATCAAAATATTTTTCTATTTCTGCTGCTTTGTTGGTATCGTTTGTTAAATCATAGATACTTGCACCTAGTGAAAATAAACCTTTTGGTATGTCAATTAAACCAGATCCGATACCTGCAAAAATAGAAGCAAGTGTGCTTACTTCGTTATTATCCTCTGGTGCGATTGTTTCTACTTCACCGGATGCTTTTAAAAGATCTTCTATGGTTGCCATCAGAGCCTCCTATAATTAAAGTTTTTGAAGTCTCGAGTTACCTTGTTCGTCAATAATTACTAACGCACTGCCATCATTTGCAATGTATGTGCCTGCAGGTTTGGTAGATAATTCTTCTGTTACATCAACCACACCTTTAAAATCAGGACCTATATATAATTCTGCTAAATTAATAATTGTAGCTGCGTCTGGAGCTTGTCCGGTTATTTTTAATTCTTTGATTGCTGCAGATAAACTTGGTGCTTTATATCCTAATTTACCTAAAGCTGCTATTCTATCTGCCCCTGTTAATCCTTTTAAAAAATTTATGTCTTTTTGTAAATTACCTATAGTTCCAGCTTTAGCTTTTGCTTGGGCATCTAATTTTTCTTTGTAAAGTTCTTTTGCTTTTTTAGCTTTAAACTCTTCGAGTCCTGCAAGTCTTTTAATATCTGGTGCTTTACTCTTAACTTGTGCTGCGTCTGCTATCGCGCCAAAACCTTTGCCTTCAAAGAATGCTTTTGATGCTGCAGCTAATGCATCTGCTGCATACTCTTGTCTAGCTCTGTCTAATCCTAAAGCTCTTTCAAGATCACTCATAGTTACTTCTGGTTCGTCATCTTTAATTTCAACTTTCTCTGTTTCTTTTAATTTAAATTCATCTGGATTAATATTTGTTGTCTCTAATCCTTCCTCTACATTTGCAGTTTCTCCTAAATTTATATCACCTGTATCAACACTACTTGTATCAACAGCTGCATCAGTCATTATAGTTCCTGCGTCTGCTAGTAATGGAAATTGGCTTACTTGTGGAAATTCTTCATATAAAGGTGTATCTATAAATTTAGGTCTTCTTTGTGTTCCTATGTTTATTCGTGGATTAAAGAATGGATTTACACCTGCAATTCCTAAATTTCCACGTCTAAATTTTTGTCTTGCACTTTGCGTAATTGCACCACCATTATCATAACCAACTCTACCACCATTTTCATAACCTAAATTTGATGTAATCCCTGTGCCACGGCTATCTACCGGCCCACCTCTAAACATCGGTCGTCTTAATATTCTACTCATTATCCAAAGATTCCTAATTTAGAACCAATGCTAGCAAGACCAGTTCCAACACCTAATGCAGTTTGTAATGGACTGGTTGGTGGTGCTGGTGGTTGATACCCGACTGTTTGAGTCGGGAATGCACCAGGTTGTACCTGTGCAAGTTGTTGACCAACTAAACCTAATCTAGTGAATGGTTCGAATTCTGCTTCTCTTGCTGCTGCTTGTGCTGCATCTAAGATAGCTTGTTGTTGTGCTTGACCTGCTTGACCTAATTGTGTTTGGTAAGTGCCAAGACCTTGTCTTGCAGCTAAATCTTGTGCTGCTGCCGCTTGTGCTTGTTGAAATCCTTGTGCTAATAATTGTGCTTGTAATCCTGCTCTGCTTTGTGCTGCTCCTCTTGCTGCTTCTGCTGCAAGTACACCTTCTCTACCACCACCAAAAGCTCCGGCTCTTATTGCTGCATCACGTCTTGCTGTATCTGCTATCGCTTGTTGTCTATCAAATTCTGTTAAAGTTGTGTCAATCACCTCTTGTTGATAAGGTGACATAAAAGGTCTAAAGGCTTCTGGTCCTGTAAGTGCTCCTAATCCTGCAGCTGCAGTTCTAGCATCTTGTTGTAGTTGTGATTCTGCTGCAATCTTTGGTGCAAATGCAGATGTTTGTATTTGTTGACCTACTAAAGGATCTATTGCTTTTAAAAAATTAGTTAGTGATGCTTCTAGTACCGGTGCCGGTCGTGTTATCGTAGTTGTTTCAGCCATTACGCTCTTGCCTCTAATCTGTTCATTGTTTCGTACATTCTTCTTGCACCTTCATTAATATCTCCACCACCTGCTGCTCTTACAGCATCGGCTGTCATAACAAATTCGTTTTTGCTTAATCTTGCAGGGACGTCATCCGCTCTCTCTTTTTTACCTATTGGCACAAATCCACCACCTCTTAAATCCATTTCTTTGCCACCAAGATCCATTATACCACCATCTTTCATTTTTACAACACCTCCATCTTTTAGCCCTAATAATGCTAATGTCTCTGTAATTACGTCTTCAGAGTGGTTACCCGCAATCATAGCAGCTCTAATCGCCGTTCTTCTAGCATCGTCAGAGGCAGTTTGTGCTTGTCCTGTTTCTAACTCGTAGGCTGCTAATTCATCTTCATAATCTTTTAAAGCTTTTCTAGCTGTGGCCATAGCAAGATCTGTTGTTCCTTGTGTTAATGGAACAGATGCTGCTTGTGCTGTTGCCATATTTAAACCTACTTCAGTTCCACCTGGTCTTAAAATATCTCCTACTCCTCCTGAATAAGGATCTACAGATAAAAAGTCTGCTCCTTTTGCTAAAGTAGTCAAACCAAAATCTTTTGCTTTTGTTAATAAACTTCTGTTTGCTAAAGACCTTTGTAATTGTTGACCTGTTGCACCTTGAGATAATTCAACTCCTCTAGTGGTCATATTTGATAAAGCATCTCCCGCGCCAGGTGCTGTTAACGCACCTGTGCCTGCTGCTAACAATGTAGATATACCAGAAAAATCTCCTTCACTTCCTTCTTGTGCTAATTGTGCTCCTAAGTTAGCTGCACCTGCCGCTAAAGCTCTAGCAGCCATTTGTTGACCAGCAGCAGTTTTAAATATACCTGAAGCAAATCCAGTTCCAAAACTGGGACCAAACATAAATGGAGCAAACGCAGCTAGATATGGTAAAGCTGGTTTTATCTCATTAGGTACAACTTTATCTAATACTTTTGCTACTGGTTTGGTAATTTTTTTAACTAATCTTTTAAGTCCCATAATCTACTAATTTACTTGTTTTTATCTTAATAATCAATCGCTGATATTAAAGTCAGCGCCTATCTTTATTTCTTCTACAGTAACGTTAACATCTCTCCTAATATGCTCAGATTTAGTCTCTGTATTAGGATTTTGCACATCAGCCATAGCTTCTGCATCGGACATATACTCTTGGCCTGTTACTGTATTTGTTAGAGTTACCTCTGTTTTAGGCGTAATTACTGGCACTCTTTTACCATTAATTGTTTCATACCTAACAGAAGCTTCTGTTTCTATAAACGGCATTATCTATCCTCCCTGTTAATTTCTAATACTGATGCAATCACATCTGCATTACCACTACTTGCTTGCACTTTTAATATCTCACTTTCCATCATAATTAAAGGTTCGCTTAAAACTTGTTCTTTTTCATTAGCAGATAAACTAACTTGGTTATCTACTACAAAAATATTAGAGCTGGCATCAACTAAAGTAACTTTAATTACAGCGGAACCTGCTGCATCTTCAGCTGCTAAAATAGATTTAACAATAGCACGAGAGTTACCTGGCACTGTATATAAAGTTGTTAGATCTGTATTTGTTAAACTTTTCTTTTCGTTTTTATATATGTTTGCCATTAGCCTAATCCTAACCAAGTAAATCTTTCTTGGTCCTCTTTTTGTTGTGTTAAATATGTTGAGTTTAATTGTTCTATGATTGTAGTCAAAGCTCTGTTTATTTGTCTTTGGTTATCTTCACTATATTCTTTTTTAGGTTCTGGTAATCTTACTACTACTTTTGTCATTATCCTCTCCTTCCATCAGGTTGTAAGTCTACTTGAAATGTACCAAACCGCCATGATTCACCTACACCAGTATTTTCTATTTTTATATTTGCATATCTTCCTCTTGCACGCGTATCAACTTTAGTTGTGCTAGATGTAATTGTAAAGGGACTTAATGATGTTTGAGTATCATCATCAGCAGGAAAATCTTTAATGGCTAATGTAATTTGATTGTTACCTGTTAATACTTTAAAGTTTGGTAAAAATCTTCTCATAGCTAAAAATATTTCACTCTGATCTTTTTGTAAAGAAAAACTAAATGATTTAATAAAAGATGTTAAAGTGGTAACACTACCATCAGGATTAACCTGATCTGTTCCTATCTCATGTTCAAAAAATACTGTTTGTCCCAAACCTGTTTCACCAATAATTGACGGGAATGTTCCTGTGTTAGAACTATTGTAAGCTGTAGCATATGGTTTAGGATATACTAATGAGTCAATCCAACTTGTTCTAATTGAATTTGTATTTGTGCCTGTATACCAATTACCCATAGGTAATCTTGCATTATCTTGACCATAATTATAAACAACATACCTATCATTAAAATCTGCGTTTTGAGTTGGATACCACCAGATTACTTCTGTAAATAGATTATTAATACCAGCATTTATTTGTTGGCCTTTTGTAGTATTACAATCATCATAAACAAAATCTTCAACACTACATGGCAAAGTATTAACTGTACCATCAAAAGAAAAGAAACCATTGTTACCCATCCAATATGCAACACCATCAATTTCTATCGCTGCATTTTTACCAATCAATCCACAGTTTGTGCCAACTTGTTCAAATCCAAATGTAAACGGAGCTCCAACAAATTTCATTGTATACAAGGCATTGTCTGTCCAAATTAAAATATTTTCTTTTGCAACCAGACCACCCATAATTTTTGTACCATCTTGTAGTCTTTGTGTGCCTGCAGTATTAGTTGCTTGTGGTGTATATTTATTTATATTTTCATCTTCAGAAAATCTTATAAACATATCGTCTTGTGTATCTGGACTTCCTATGGTTACTTCTGTTCCAAGATGAATTAAGTGTCTTGTTGTTGGTGATATTAATGTAACTCTAGTAGCTGTAGGATTACCACTATCTGTTGCTGCATCTATTTTTGTTTCAAAACCAGATGTCAACATAGAAGCTCTTGTTGTAAGTCTTGCTGTAATACCAGCATTCCAAGTAAATGTTTTACC